GCCTCAGCAGGTCACCATGACCTAGTGTGAACTCAACAACACCCTCACGGAGCTCACGGCCCTTAAAACCTAGACGCTTCAACACATCCGCAAACCTTCTATTAGTTACCTCTGACCTTACACCAATCAGTGAGGGATTCCTCTCTAGTATATCATCCAACTGAGAGGCAACCTTACGAAGATTAGCGACACTGGGCTCAGCACCCACCTTGAATCTTGACAAATCAACCTGAAGGAACCTGGCATCCTTCGGGTTAAGACTTAGTGATACGGTCACAGGTCCGGAGTCATCAAAGAGTGTTCCTGGTACAAAACGATCTGCTTTGAAGGTACTAGGCAAGTCCAGTTCACCAACCCTTATAACCTTAGGTGCTCGGCCACCAGCCTCCTCAGCCAGCAGAACCCTAACCCTGGGAGTGACCTTGCGTAGAAGTTGGGCCTCCTTGAGAGTTGTCCTGACCCCTAGAGTAGCCGCCTTGGCCGCCTTGACGATAGGTCCCGCGAACAAAGCAGCATTGAGAGGGTCGGTAATGTAGGACAGTATCTCCACTGAGGTAGCCCCACGTATCTCACCACCAGTTAGAGGAGGTCTGGTGACTCCTCGGATGTCGGGCACTAGTGGAAGATTGGCAGGTGAGAGAGCATTAGCAGCATCGGCCGCCAGAGCCAGTGGCTCTAGGACCACACGCGCTATAGGCTCACCTATCTTCTCGCGGGGCACGTCCAGTGGAGCAGCAGTTTCCAGGATGGACGTGACCTCCAGGACGGTCTGTTGGGCCACTTCCTCCTCTAACTCAGCCCGCCTAGGACTGAAATCCTCAGGCGCAGTACGCCGGAGGCCCCCACGGTCCTCTATATCCCTTAGGAGGCCTAACTCAGCCGCCTTGCCTACACCCTTGAGAATTTCTACTCCGGGATGCGACACGATGCCCCCACCGGGCCTTAGCGGAGAATCCTCTGGCAGGGCATCAGGCCCCCTCAGTGCTACTTCCTCAGATGTACCTCTACCATGCAACTCCTCAACAATCCTAGCACGGTCAGGTACTAGTACAGGCACACCCCTGAGTGTAAAGAAGGTACCCTCACCCGGGACATACTTCACGTCCACTTCGTTTTCACGTCCAGGATAATTCTGTTTAAGGTATCTCCTGATAAAGCTGGCAGAGGGCGCAGGGTCAAATGGAACTGGAGGAGCCTTGGCACTAGGCCTCAGGGCTGTTGCGGCAGACCTTACCTGGGACTCTGGCACTACCTCTCGTATGGTATCACGGTCAACAGGCTTGGTCACTATGGGAGGAGCAGAGAGGTCACCCATGGTATCCGGGTCTAGTCCGCGGGAGACTAAGGAGTCACGGACCAGCTTATGGAAACCTGATGTTTGGGCAGCCCTCTGAAAGCCCAGGCGACGGCCTATACTACGCCTGGACCTGTCCTCATACTCCCAAAGCCGAGTCATGGTCTACCTGACACCCCCACGGTTGAACCTACCTAGGATACGCTGTAGGATAGCCTTACCTTGTGGTGTCTGAGCAAAGCCCGCAGGTCCAGGCAGGTCGAAGAAGCGGTCGGACAAAGGTAGGCGCCCAGCAGCCGAAGGTGGTACAACGGGGGTTTCCGCTTGGCGTCGCCGCGTCCCCTGCTGACCAAAGGCTCTACCCTGGGCCACATTGGATGCCTGGCCGGGTAACTGCCTACCACCAGGTGGCTGACCTGGTGACCCTATCTCACCACCTAGGAACTTGCGGGTGATGTTCAAGATTTCCTCTGTAGGATGTTGTGCCATTGTGTCCTCCTTTAGAACCTAAACTGTGTGCGCTGTGCAGGAAGTACGGGTACAAGTCCTTCCTCTAGCTCCGTAAAGAAGTCCTCAGGGTTAATGCCCTGGAATGTGTCCTCCCCAGTCTCGACGCCTCCCCTAAGGAAACTTGAAAGTAGGCCTATGTCCGTGGCGTCGAACCCTTGGAGTTGCGACCGACTTATGGCGCTTGAGGCCGGTAGGTCTACACCGAACTGGCCTGTACCTATCGAGGCCCCATCTACGCCCTCCAGGTCAAGAGCAAGGCTGAACAGGTCCTGAATGTCAACGTCGGACCTGGCAGGGCTGCTAGTCTCAAACCCCTGCTCTTGGAGGCTCCTCTTGAATAACTCGAAGGCCACAAAGTCGGCGGGGTTGGCGCCTAGCTGAGCCTCTTGGACACGGCGCAAATCAGCCTGGCGCGAGCGTTCTATTTCCTGGCGCTCTCGGTCCAGCGTAGCCTCCAGCTCAGCGATCATCTCTTGGAGGGCTATCTCCAGAAGGAATTCCTCATGTTTTAGACCAGGCTGGACGGGAACGGATGTGGGACTGGGAGCAGGAGGCCTAGCAACAGGCCTAGGAGCGGGTTTAGGCGCAGGCCTAGGAGCAGGCTTGGCAACAGGTTTAGGAGCAGGGGCTTTCACCTCGGCCGCCGTCTTTACGACAGTGCCAATTTGTAGCCGTCTAGGGTTGAAGTCGGCAGGCAGACCTGATGGAGCCAGTAGCTCCCGCCATCGGCTGCCATCCCCTAACACTCGTTGGGCTATGGCCCATAAGGTATCGCCTGACTTCACTGTAGTAGCCATGTTAGCCTCCTACGAATCCTCTTGCTATTGCTATGGCCTCATCCAGGGCGCTGCCGGAAGGCACTCCTATATCAGTCAATACGGGAGTCTCAGCCACTATCTCAGCAGCCATGCCGAACGGGTCAAAGTCAATAGGAGTAGCCACCTGAGACTCCAGACCTAGCCGAGTAGCAATACCTTCAGGCTCAAAGCCAGGGATGAACTCCGCCCCTCTAGGAATGGTGAATGGCTGTATGCCGATGAACTGTTCACCAGCCTCACTAAAGGCGTCCAGGCGGCGATTGAACTCACCTAGAGCCTGTTCAGTGCTAAGCCGTTTGGCATCTATTTCAGTTTCCAGCTCGGCTATAGTACCACTGATAAAAGTAGCGAGGTTCTGAGCCTGCACCTGAGAGCGTTGAATAGCCAGCTCAGCAGCGGTTGGGCCTACTCGACCTCCAGGAGCACCTCCAGTCTCAACGTCTCGCCTGGACTCGTTAGCCTGTGCCCACCAGAGATTGCTAAAGGTGGCCCCGGATTCATTTTTCCTGGCAGGAACCATCGCTCCTGAGGCATCATCCCACTTCCAGTAGAAGTCATCAGGGTTCAGAGGAGGTACCTCGCCTACACCAGAAGTAGAAGGTGTCGTGGGAAACGTAGCTTGGGATACAGGAGGACCCAAAACCTCTCCCGTAGGAGCAGGAGAAGGTGCACGTGCCCCCGTTGCGCTAGGGAATCCTGAAATGTACTGACCAGCATAGGGGAAGAGGTTAGCATCCTCCGAAGTGTACGGGCCACTAGGAGTGAACTTCCTATCTACCTCAGAAGGTTTAGTGTTGGAATAACCACCAGTTTGCAAGTCACGCCAGGGCGGCAGACTACCTACATCAAACACCCACATCTCTGAGCCTAGGTTGTTAGTCCAGAATTGTGCAGCCTGTTGAGTCATTACACTACCCTCCTTGTGAAGGCCATACGGTTCATCTTGTTCACGAAGTCCTCTAAGTCCTTACGCACTAGCTCCTCAGCCTTTGGCTTCCCACGATGTCGGTCAGCTAGTTTGTTGGTTAGAACCTCCCAATCCTCAGGGGTCATGGACATAAAGCGGTCAATTTGCTGACTAGGCGTAAGAGGTACGCTACCGTAAGGATAGCCTTCACTTAGGGCCTGTATAAGCGTCTCCCTAGTCTTTATGTACCAAGCGGTAAGGTCCTTGGCTAGTTCATCCAGTGAGGGGCCTGTTATGATAGGCATTAGACCTGCTCTAATCCAGGTGTGGAACCGGATATTTCAGGTGGTTGTCTAGGTTGTCCCTGGCGTGTACGGCCTCCCATAGATTGCAACATTTCTATTATGGCAGCACGGGAACCCTCACTAGCAGGGGGAACCTGGCCCCCACCACCGTTTTGGGATTGCAAAGGCGTTCCATCAGGACCAACTAACTGAGGTTGTGGAGGTGGTAAGACACCTACAGTCTGTAGCACATCCTCGTACAGGACAGGTTTCATCATCTCTTGGAGGTCTTGAAGCATCCTAGCCTTTATTTCATCCTCTGGTTGGTCCATACGGAGACCCAACTCTAGGAACGTGCGACGAGTGATATGGCCCTGAGTGTGCATACGGTCATAGAACTGGCCTTCTGCAATTAGGTTCTGAGGCAGGAGAGGGTCTATGTCAACCATAATGGTAGCAGGCCACTCCTTCACGTCCTTAGGAGTGAGCGACATATCATCTACCCATATCTCCTGGCGAGCACGGGTGACCAGTTGGCCTTCTAGCCAGTCTATCAGGCTAACCAAGCAGCCGCTATAGGAGTCCACAAGGTACTGGAACTGACTCTTGGCCATCATAAAGAGGGAGTTGTCACGGAAGCCAGAACCGGCCGCACTAGGAGGTTCACCCTTAAAGATAGGGGAAACACCGTGCTGGCTCATTATTTGCATAAGGGTCTGGATGTAGGGCATAGCACCAAAGACGTCCCCTACGTTTGCAAAGGGGTCTACAATCTTGGAACCGGCGGGTAGAGCAGTAGCCTTCTCAGACGAGAACTTGTAGGTCTTAGGTACAGGATTGTTGTCCTCGCCTGTCTCGGTCTCAGGTGTGAAGTCCTCAGGCACCTCAAGGGTCAGACGCTTGCGGACAAGTAGCTCAACAGCCTCACCCATACGGGTTAGGGCACGGTTGATGAGAGGTTCATTGTGGCGAAATGATTCGGCAACGGAAATACCAATCTTGTCTGGGTCCTTGCTACTGGTAGTGCGGCCTAAGCACATGAAGTATTGAACGCTAGGGTCTCCTACCTCTTGATAGACCAGACGGCCGTTAACATAGACCTGGTATACGCCTTTGGAGTTAGGCATCCTCTCACGACGGTACTCTGTGACTAGGACCATAGTGGCCTCACTAAGACCGGCCGCTAGTGGTCTAATAGTCTGTTCAGGCTGACCAGGAGTAGCAGCTACCGCCTCTGCAATTTCCTGGTTGAGAGTATCTGGGAAGGCCTCAAGTTGTTTATCCGTACCAAGACCAAACGCAGGATAGACCTCACGTTTAGACTTCCATGAGTGTTCAATAGATTCAACCATCTGGTTGCCAGGACCTAATCGGAAGTAGAGCGTGAGAGGGTGGATGGTAAAGACTCGGAAAGGTGGCCCCCACTTACGCTTTAAGGCCTTTATACGGTCCCGGAATGCCCCATCTCCTTTTTTAGTTCTAAGCTCACTTTTGAGACGCTTACGCTCCGCCTTAGGCCAAGGGTAGTAAACGGCCTTGAGGATACCTATACCTAGTCCAGCCTGAGCATCTACTAACTCGGCCTTGACTGCAACAGGCTTACCTATCCATTTAAGGAACTGGGTCCAGAAGGCTTCCCTCTTGCTGGTGTTATCTTGGGCAGTGTCACCACTACGGAGAGCCTTGAGGACTACATTAGGCTCATTGGATGTAAGGGAGGCCTTAACGTTCTCGATTAGTTCGCTTGCGGCCCCTATGCGAACCTCTAGTCCAGAGGGCTTCTCCCCTGTTGGCAGTCGGATGACATCCTCATAATGCCGCAGTAACTCTACCTCATTCATCTTAGTGTGCAGACCCCGTAGCTCGTCTTGGAGTTCTGCAAGGAGGCGATGAACATAGGTAGGGTCAACGGCTGGTGTTATGTCAGTGGCTACATCAGGCATCAGAACCCTCTTATCGAAACTTCAACATTACTGCCTGCCACCAGAGACTCAGCCATGACGCAGGCTATGGCCAGGGCATCCATACGGTCATCATTGCGGTGGCTGCCAGTGGGGGAGAAGGAGCATAGCTCGTCCTCAAGGGAGACCCCGTCAACCAGGGGCAGGTCTTTAGGTATGAACAGTCGGTCGCTAGCAAACAGGGCATCCAGATAGAGGGCGCGGCCCATCTTGTCACGGTCTACGCCTAGCACCTTCATTTGGACATTGCGACGGGTGCGATAAGGAATCTCCTTGAAGGGTAGGTGGTAACGCCGACGCATACCCTGGAGCAGGCTAAGTTGGAAGCCTGTGGTCTCAAGCGCCAGAGAGCGTAGACCCGCGGTACGCTTGGCTATCTTGACAATCATGGCCTCTAGGTCAGGAGTCTCCACCTTGCCCGCCCACATATCTACCAGGTACATCCACTTACTCTTGATATCCACACCAACAGTGGCTATGGCAGAGTAGTCGGCGTGGGTCTTAGTGGAGGCCGCAGGGTCTACTGCCATGACGAACTGCATGGGGTGCTCGGGTATAAGGGCCGCTGTCCAGTAGTTGATGTGTTCTCGCAGGATAACATTGCCTCTGACAGCCTGAGGATTGCACATGAAAGTCAAGGCAAAGAGAATGTCCGCCTTGTCCCGATGTATCTCCTCCACTCTGGACATCGGGAAGCGAGTAGGAGAGAGTGTTGGACCCCAGGGGTAAGGACCAACAATAGGCATCTCGTAGATGGTGAAACCCATATCCTTGAAGGTGGGTACTAGGTCGTTCTGTCCCCAACGGGTGAGGATGACCACAATACGCCCATCATGAGGATAATGCTTGTTACCCTTCTCCATCAGGCGGTCCAGGATAACTCCTCGGATTTTCTCCACCTGAGACAGCATAGTGGTAGGACTCTTCACATCATCCTGGTCAGTAGGGTCGTCGATGATGATAATGTTGAAGTGGAGTCCCTGGTAGGGACCGTTGAGCCCTGTACCCATGAGTGTAGGGTCGGGGTCTTCAATGTCGCGGCGCACGAACAGGACATTCTTAGTCCACTGGGCTTCGGCATCCTCCTCGATGTTGAACGCTGCCCTGTAGACGTTGTTGCTTTGGATGGTGGAGGAGATGGCCATGACCTGCTTCTGGGCCTGTTCACCAGTATTCATCACCCAGAGGATGCGAACATTGGGGTTCTTGCCTATCTCACGCTCCACGAAGTCACGGACTGTGGTGGACTTGTAGGTATCAGGAGGGCAGACTATGACAGTACGGTTGCTATTTTCTAAGGCCTCAGCCCAGGCGTCCTGGTAGGGTTCATATTCACGACGATGGACGGCCTTGGCATAGGTACGAGCATCACCGTCACGCGCGGCTATGGCACGGACGGCTAGTTCGCTAGGTGGCTCCCTAGTTTCAGTCACCATCACTGCCACTGCCTAGTACCTCACCCTCGAGGACTCTGTCGCCGTTAGGTGCCGGTAGCTCTGGATGCTCCTCTGCCAACCTCTTGCTAGCCTCAAAGTTCTCCAGGAGCTCGCGGGCCGCTACACGACGGGCGTTCTCACCTTCTACCTGACGGCCCTCCACAGTAACCGTGATGCTCTCCTTGTAGCTTCCGGGCGGCATATGGTCGGGCTCAGGTTGCAAGGCTCGCTGGACCGCTATGATGTCCTGCGGGGTGTAGTGCTTGCGGATAACCTTGAGGACCTCCATCTCTCGGTCAGTTAGAAGGGACAGACTAAGTGCGGCCTTGTAGAGTACCTTCTTGTCTAGACGGAGGCAGAGGCGGAAGTTCCGCATGAACTCCATTTGAGTCAGGTCGTGAGCAACGTTGCTCTGGAGCCAGGCTAGCTTCTCACCGGACTCCCACTGACGGAACTCCTCATCCTCCCTGCGCCACTTCTTAACCGAGACGTACTCGATAGGTACGAGGGCGCACGACTCGCGGACAGAGAAGCCAGCAGCACGATAGCTTAGGTAGGAGGCCTTCCTAGGGTTGTTGTTGAGAGGGATGCGGGCCTTGAGCATCTCCTCATAACTATCAGGCTCTACGTCAGCCTTGCCCGACTCTATGACCTGGACTCCAGTCTCCTCTTGCTCAAGCATAAAGCACCTTCCCAGGTCTCGGAGGATGAGGACATCGGGGACAGGACTTGAAATCATGAGGCGCTGGGTTGGGGTCCAACAGCCTCAAGTCCGTCTCCTTAAAGGTCTTCCTAGGGTGTGCCGGTAGGCGGACCGCCCGTGAAGCCCGCCTGCCAGCACCGAAAGGAGATGATGTGATTGTCTTGTCCTCCACTATCATTATAGCACGTCTGGGGGCGCGTGTCAATGCTATGATAGCATAGCACACTGATGTAGTTGCTAGTATGGTGCAGTATGTTATAGCGATTTGAGGCCTGATGTCTACGTTAATCATGCTACACTATAGAAGTATAGGTAATGAGTGGGTAGACTCGTTATATGATAAGAAGCTAACACACCTTCCCCATATTGACAACTCTGTCTACCCATGCTATACTATCTCTTAGATAAGATAGCACCAATAACGTAGACAGGAGGACTAATGAATGAAGTTTGGTAGTATCCAGATTACCAAGAAAATGAAGGCTGGCGACTGTGACCACTGTAAGAAGTCACTCAAGCTAGGAGAGTTCCATACTACCGTCACTATCAGGGCCAGGGCTAAGTCAGGCAAACACTGGTTCGCCAACTGGCACCTACACATGAGGTGTTTAAGTATATGGTTATTGGTTCAACTAATGGCTAGACAGGACAGAAGGAAAGCTGCAGGCCGGCCTAGAGGCTCCGGTATGGGCCTACCACCTGAGGACAAAAAGAAACGGCTGGCTCTGTGCAAACGACGGATGAGAATCCTACAGGAAGTGTCAGCCTGTGCTCCGAAGGACAAGAGGCTGGGAGAATGGTTTGTTAGGTTTGAGGAAGTGAACGGGATGATATATAACCTGGGAGGAGCCGCTACAATCAACCATAGGACCACCCTAGACGTAACGGCCACGATGAGGAAGCTGGAGTACGGGAAAGCACTATGCAGCACATAGATGGGGACCAGGAAAGGCTCGCCTGTAGGTGTTGTAAGGAAAAGACAGACGACGATGCCTATTGTTTGCCCTGTCATCATAGGTATGACCAGATTTGTGGCCGACAGGCTAGGTCCAGTTGTAGTTATTGCGGGTTCGTGTTAGACGTGGATGGTACCTGTATAAGGGACAAATTACACGGACAAGCTAGGATAGGTGGGTAGTTGTCATGAAGGATGCAGTAACAGCCATACTAATATGGGCCATCGTGTTAGGTGTACTGCTGGGACTGGTGGTAGGCCTTGACGTAGCCCTGGAGGGGTATGAATCGCCTGGCTGGTGCAACCTGTCAGACGGTTCCTGTTATCCGTGATGGATGGATTGCAGCGAGCTAAATGCCACTCATCACCTCCAGATTGCATTTGTGGCGACGATGCCCACCACTGGAAGATATGGGGCCACGGTGCTAATCCGTTGGCCCACTGTATACAC